CGTTTAACCTTACGGTTCATTGTCACACCCAACCCATCTGATCTTATGGCTGATTCGAGATGAAGATTCTCATACTCCAACTCATGGTATAAACCATTACAAACAACACCGCCCTGATCATTATTCTCGACTATTGTATACGCCTCATTATACTTCGTGCAGTACTTGTATATAACATTGGGAAAGAGTATTGGTGATATTCGATTGTTTCTATACACAGCCACCTGCTCAAATGGTGCTGTGGACACATCAATAATGTTAAATGTAGAGTAGTCACCCCCTACTCCCTTTGCAACATCAACTAAGCATATGTACTGATGATCCTTAACTGTCTCCTTATACACAAGCATATTACCACCTTCAAAGGTGGATATAGGTGCAGCTGACCTCAGCTCCATCAGAGCTGATCCATCTATTAATGTATCACCTGTTCCAAAGAATGTATTTCCGAACTCCTGATCGAACTGTAGCTGAGATGTGTTGGCCACTGTCTCTGCCTTCCACTTCTCATCTCTCCCAGGAACATCCCACCAATCAACTCTGAATGGATAATATGCATTTGTTTGTTGAAGGGCACCCTCCCACAGCTTATGATACATGTTACCAATACCATTGGCAGTTGATGTAATAATCACACGTGAGTTCTTACCAGAGGATATAACAGGATACGTTGATGTATAGAATGTAGCTGCATCTTCTACAAATGCAAACTCATCTAGATACAGTAGGTTTACAGACATACCACGAATGGAAGATCCAGATGTAGCTGCTGCAATTATCTTCGAGTTGTTGCTAAATTCAACACTTCTTTTGTTGAGTGCCTTGCAACCAGGCTGCAGGAAGAATGGAAGATTCTCCAGCATAAGAGTAACACGACTCAACATTTCTTGAGCTGTTGCTCCTTTGTTGGCGAGAACTGCTATGGTTTTTTCGGGATGAAATAATGCGTACCAGAGAAGATATCCAACAGATGATATCGACTTACCTGATTGACGACAGGCAAGCACAATTGAGAATCTATTAGCCTCGAAGTGATCGAACATCTCTTCTTGATATGGATATAAATTAAACGGCACCAAGCCCTTATCTAAGTGGATAACTTTACAATAAGTTCTAGTAAAATAGGGGGCAGAGCTCATGCACTTTCTGTACTCATCTATCTCATGAGCAGTAAACTGCGTAACAACCCCATCCCTCTTTACATTAGCATTGCCGAGGTATGTTTCATTCATCATCTGGTGGAATTACTTCCTCACCTTCTATTTCATTCTCTTCTGGGGTAACATCCTTCAATAGGAACCGCTGTAACTCTGAGGTTGATCCTACAAAGACATTGTTATTGGTTGTGGAACCTGGGGGAAGTTCGGGCTTATCCTCTTTGTCAACCTCTTTCTTCTTCTTATGTAGGTCAAGTAGATTGCCATTAATATCCGAGACATTCTTCATCATCCCCGAAAGAACTTCAAAAGCTCTGGGGTGCTCGGTCGCTCTCGCCACCTCTATCATCTCCTCAAGGGCTTCTGATCCCTTTAAGAGAAGTTCACGATAGTTTTGGCGCGCGAATTCAAAATCCCTATCTTTTTCATCAGTCATTTGCGTAGTCGTAGCTCTCTAAGAAACCATAATCACTATCTGCACTGACTCCCTCTGGGGTCGGTGTAATCGTTATGGTTAGTGTATCACTATCAGATATATCCTTATTATTTATATCAATCTTAGGGATAGCCTTAGTGATAACAGATTTCTGTTCAACAGGTCCGTAAAAGTTGACTTTCATCTCAAACGTAAGGGTGTATATAATTGTTCTACGCATTTCCTGCGCACCCTCATAATCATCCTGGAAGTCAACACCCGATAGTGTAATCGGCACATCTTCTTTTATATCAGTATGATCGTCAAATGGTTTGATTGACAGTGTATACTGAGGACTAAAATATGGCAGTATTTGCTCAACTATTTGCAGAGCATCGTCCTGCGTCTTTGTAAAGATACTTAATTGGAAGCCAATGATGTACGGCACATACGAATTAAACTTCGTCCGCTTAGCTGCTGTATCTCCAGCTTTGTTAAAATTGTTAGCTTTCTGTAGTTGTCTAGTGGGATCATACTGTAGAGATACAATCTCAAAAGACATTCTTGGCAACTTAATTGCTACCTGTTGATCTGAATTCAAGTCTGCATTCTGTCTAATACGCTCCAAGAACTTTTGTGATGGTGCATAAGCTAATGGTACCTTTGAGGTACTCATCACTTTACCAGCATTATTCTTCCTAAGGACGTATATGTCGTTAAACAGCTTACCGAACATAGCCACAGATCTACGTAGTCTCTGGTGATAGAAATAGTTTCCAAACATTAGCTAGGTTCTCCAAAAGGATTAGACTCTGAGAAATCTAAGAAATCAGTCAGTGTATCAAAGTATGTATTGTCTTCTGTCTCAGACAACTTGTTATCCTCAGATGTCGACAACACCCCTGCTTCAGCTTGAGATGTGGCTCCAATTACATCATTGCCACCCACCACAAATGAATGTAGTTTTCCATCCGATGCTCCAACCTGAGTAAGGAACAAGCTACCATCCGAATCAATCCACTTAGCCACCTTACCTGTAATATCAACTGTATCTGATATGGCCTGGGTAACGATTTCACCATCAGTGTAGTTAACAGATCCACCACTCACATCTACATTAACAATATGAGTATATGCATAATCCCTCTCAACATCATCAATAAGCTCAACGCCAGTAGACATATCCTCACCAGCGTATTCAAACAACTCACATCTAAGTTTAAACGTAGGAAGATTCTGTAGCTGATAGAATGGTTGTTCATGTTCCACGTGTGTGATTTCAAACAGTTTCTTGGAGAAAGGAATGTATAACAGATCACCCTCTCCTGGTCGCTGCAGTGTAATCTCATTATCAAATCGCGCTACTGTTTGGGTCCATCTACGCTTGGACAACACAAATGTTGCCTGGTCTCGAATCTCAACTCCAAACTTCGTAAACAGATCGCCTTCACCATCAAAACCATCAACATTCTCAATCCACATCTCTACTTTGTACGCAGAGTTGAACCTTGATTGAATGTCTTCGTTCATCAACTTATCTTCGGCGACAATATCCCTAGGCAGATAGTATATATCCTGCCCATACATCTTCAAAGATTCTATTACAATATCCTCGAAGAGTCCTTGCTCTGATCTTACACCTTGACTAAAATATGGATTAGTAGCCATCTATTACCCCACAAAGAAGTCTGTTGGCATCTCATGCTCAAGTCTGATTGTCTCTTTCAGACGCTCTATCTCAGCAGTCGCGTCATCAAATAACTGACGACCATTTAACATCACACCACCAGGCAGCTGCATGCCTTCAAACTTCAAAAGGTTTGCTCCCCACTGACGTTTAATCAATGCAGTTAAATACTCTTTCAACCACATATCATCGTATATGGATGTGTGAGTATCAGCATCTATTGTTTGATAAATCTCTGCTACAATATAATCACCAGCCTGAATATCCTTATCTTGGAATTCACCAAAGATATACAGTCTATTCTGCTTACGACTAAATTGAACTTGAGGTGTGCCGTTTAGTTTATGGTCCAGCAATGAAAGATACTGCTGCATCTGCTCATAATAAGCTAGATCGCCTATAAATGAGTGCATGTTAGCAATATCATTCAAATGCATCTGATACTTAATATCGAAGAAGTTCTTCGACATCTTATCCCCATGAACATTGAACAAGCGTGATACAACCTGAACACTGGAGTCGAGAGTGATGTATTCATTAGTAACATCATCCTCTGTAACTAAGTGTTTTAGGTACGCCTTAACAGTAGCCTCAGAGTTAAACTCTTGATAGTACTGAATAGCTTCATCAACTCTATCTTCTAGCTGATCTGGATCCACGTTAATTTCGATAACTGGATCGCCAAGTGCCCGGAGACAATATTCTATAAGTGTTGGTCTTGAATTTGGTTTAGCCATATCTGTTTCCTAATTATTCAGTACTATTTATACAAAGCTAAATCTCATATATCGGTGTTTTGGAAGATTCATAGGAATCTTCGTAATTTCCTTCCTCATCAATGCAGTCTATAACTGTTTGATACCCCCACAACTGCTTCATATGCTCTAATACAACATCAGTATTAGTATTCAACAACTTGCCAGAGTGCACTTGATGCATTAGAGTTAAAACTCTATCCGTCTTAAAGTTAGCTCCTACAACTGTTATATCAGGAATAAAATTAATGATTTCGTACTGAGATGCTAATGTGTTGCGTATATGTTTATATCCTTTTTTATTGTGAATTGCAGATACTTCATACTCCTGAGCCTTCTCATCATTAGCCAGCGTAAACATCTTAAAATCACGCATCAGTTTTGGTGAAAGAAACTGCCTAATAAACGATTCATCTCTATAATTATTCACAGCTTCAAGACACACATCCAACCAATCTCTACCCATCAACTCTGGAAACCAATCCCTGTCTTCGTCTGTGGGATCTTCACATATTCTCTTTATATCCATGAACATTGCAAAACCAAGTGTATATGGATTCCAACCACCAAAATACTCTGAATCGAAATCATCCATTCTCAATACCGAGGTGTGAGTATGGAGAAATTCCATATACGATCCTTCTGATATCTGATCAGTTTCATATAGACGGTTCATGATGTAGTAGTGGGTAAATGTAGCCCACCCCTCGTTCATAACCTTTGTCTGGTACTGAGGATAGAAGTACTGTGCAATCTTACGCACAATACGTACAACTTCTCGTTGCCACGGTTTCAGAATAGGGGAATTCTTTTCAATAAAGTAGAGAATATTCTCTTCTGGTGGATCTATGTTATATCCAAAATCGCCCAGAAGCTCTCGCTCCTCTTGGGATATCATATCATCACAGTCCTCATCATCACTTCTCATATCAGGAACAGTGCGCCACAAATCATTAAAGTGAGATTCTATATATTCTTCACGCTCTCTCTGCTTCTCAATCTCCTCTCTAGCATTGAGTTTATTATGTTTGTATTTAAACACACCATTTTGAGATAAAGCATGTGCTGCATCTAGAATGGTCTCAACTGTATCAACACCATATGTTTCCTCACATTTGATTATATAATCTCGTGCGAAGATAAGATAATCCACTATATGATCTGCTTGAGTCCACTCTTTAAATAGATAATTATTCTTAAAGAAATGATTATGGCCAAATGCAGCATGAGCAATAACTGTTGTTTGTGTTGTTATTGAGTTCTCTTCCATAAGGTAGTTAATACATGGATCAGAGTTTATAACAATCTCATATGCTAACCCCGATTTTCCCGCTCTGTAATTACGCGACTCTCTTGCGTGCTGCTTACCAAAAGACCAATGCTTATAATATATTGGCAATCCAACTGTAGCATATGCATCGAGCATTTGATCGGATGATATAATTTCTAGTTGGTTTGTGTATGTGTCTAGTCTCAACTCCTCTTTTGCTATCTTTGAACATGCTTCATAAACCCTGTCCAGAGTTTCGAAATTCCAATCATTCGTCTCATAAAGTAATGTCATGATGTCTCCGCTGTAAATATTTCTCTGAATATTGGTACTATATCTCGCTGCTCCATAACCTTCTTGGCTATAAGGTTATCATGCGTAGTCGCTGCTGCATTCATAGTCTTCCACAGATCAGATGAAAGATGATAGTGATTATCAATCTCAACATACGCATACAGATTACATCGTCGTGCTAACTTGTCCAGATATATCCTATAATCATGCATATCGTTGCCGAAGTTATCTCCGTCAGATGCCTGTGTCAAGTATATATTCCACTCATTCTCAGGGTAACGCTCGTTGATAATATCATCAGCTAGTTTCAACCCTGTTGAGGCCATAGTACCACCTGTCTCCTTATCGTAAAAGAATTCTTGTTCGGTACACTCTTTGGCTTGGGTATGATGCCTGATAAAAACTATGTCAACCTTCTCATACTTACGCTCGAGAAACAAGTAGAGTAGAAGGTAGAAGCGCTTGGCAAGCTCCTTCTCCCTTGTACCCATAGATGCGGACACATCCATAACACACACCATAACAGCGGCTGTGATAGGTATTGGTTTTTTAGAGAAATTGTTGTAACGAAGATCAATAGGATCTATGAACGATATTGCTCTGGCTTTATTTCTAAGAGATCTAATCTCTTCCTCGATCTCCTTGTAGCGAGTCCATTGCGAAGTTCTTTTTTTCTTGTTCTTAGGGATTGTATCAAAAAACGCATCAAGGTCATCTAATTCTTTCTGAAGTTCTTTTATCTTTCGACTCTTCGGAAGCTTTAGTGCGATACGTCTGCCTAATGAGTTAATCATAGACTGTTCAAGATTCATATTAGAAGGGTTACCAACCGTGGTAAACCCAGCTCTTGCTTGCTCAAATACAGTCAGATCAGGTTGCCCTTTCTGGTCATCTAGGTTAGGTAATTCGAGACCTTCAAAAACAATTGATAGATATTCTTCGCGAGTCAGAGTGAATGCAAAATCATCATCACCCTCCCCAGAGTCTGATGCTCCCGAACCTCCCGGACCACCCGGCCCACCCAAAGGCTTTGGTATCAAGTCACCTGGCACAAATTCCTTGTTACCAGGTAATACAAAATCATAATTGCCAGTAGACGGATCATGTGAGAAAGTGGGCTCACTGATTCCATCAATAGGAATATTAACGTCCTCATCAGACTTATCAGATATGGACCGATCGACAATATTCTCTTTAATCTGCTTCTCAATAGCCTTCTTTGTACGTTTAATAAACCTCTGACGATTACTTAGATTTTTACCCTTTGGATTCTTTCTACGGTCAATAATATATTTATCATTTGACATGTGCAGTTCACTCCTTTTTTATGAGCTCTTCTGGACACGCATATACCATTCAACTAATCTACGTACTTGTCTAGTGGAATATCCCTTACCGACAAGTCTCTGAACAAAATCGTTATGTTTCTTTTGATCATCTTCAGAGCTCTTAGCACTAAATGAAATGATTGGTAGAAGTTCTTCTGTTGAAGCAAACATCTTCTTCTCAATGATCTCACGAAGCTTTTCGTATGAACTCCACTTAGGATTATCTCCTTTATTCTTAGCTCTTGCTCTAATCACAAAATTAACCACTTCGTTACGGAAGTCTTTAGGATTAGAAATACCGGCAGGTTTTTCAATCTTCTCCAATTCACTGTTTAGTACTTTACGGTCAAATAGGTTACCTGTATCAGGATCTTTGAAATCAATATCTTGGATCCATGAATCAGCATACTCAACATAACGATCAAATAGATTCTGACCATAATCGGAATAGGATTCTAAATAAGCTTTTTGGATTTCATTACCAATAAACTCTGCATACTTTGGAGCAAGATAATCTTTAATATACTCCATCAACACAGACTCTCGGTCCTCTGTGTACTGTTCTCTACGAATAGAATCTTCCAGTACATACATGAGATGAATAGGATCAGCCGATACTTCTTCCGGATCAAAGTTGAATGTCTTTGAAAGAATCTTAAATGCGAATCGTGTAGAGATACCATCCATACCTTCATCAACACCAGCCATATCCCTATACTCCTGGATAGACTTAGCTTTAGGATCTGTATCCTTAACATTATCACCATTGTATACACGAAGCTTAGACATCTTATTGGAGTTCTCATGATCGTGTAGGCGTGTAAGAACACTAAATCGTGCTAACATATTCAAGGTCTCTGGTGCACATGTCTCGATGTCCAGTCCAGAATCGTTAAGCATTTTATTATAGATTTCAACCTCATCATCTACGCGCAAGCAATATGGAACCTTGACAACACATATACGATCGATAAACGCTTCATTGTTTTTGTTAGATTTAAATGTTTGCCATTCCGACTCATTCGAGTGAGCAAGTACAACACCATTGAATGGTATAGCAGAAATACCCTCTGTACCAATATAGTTACCTTCTTGGGTTGCTGTTAGTAGTGGATGCAAGACCTTAATAGGCGCTTTAAACATTTCCACAAATTCCATAAGCCCTTGGTTACCACGACATAGTGCTCCTGAATAGGCATAGGAATCAGCATCGTTCTGTGAGAAGAACTCTAACATACGAATGTCTGTCTTACCAACCAGACTGGAGATGTCTTGATTGTTTTCATCACCTGGCTCTGTCTTAGTAATAGCTGTTTGCGTTAACTTCGATGGCCAAATCTTAGCAATCTTAAATTTGGTGATATCCCCATCAAATTCTTCTAGTCTTTTAATAGCCCATGGAGACATAAGTCCAGTCAGATATCTCTTATCGATACCATAGTCCTCTTTGAGCTTATCACCAAATTTATCACCATCAAATAACCCAAGGGGAGATTCGAATACTGGTGAAATATTATCTTTGTGTTCGTCACCCTCTGCAACCAGTGTGTAAATTGGATATGATTCCATGAGAGCTTTTAGTGTTTCGGCAATAGACGATTTGCCGCCACCAACAGGACCAAGGAGATAAAGAATCTGTTTACGTTCTTCGAGGCCTTGGGCCGCATGTTTGAAAAATCCAACAATTCGTTCTATAGCATCTTCCATGCCATAAAAATCCTTAAATGCTGGGTATACCTTTAATGTTCTATTGAGAAAGATCCTAGCAAGCCGGGGATCTTTAGATGTATCAACCATCTCTGGTTCGCCTATGGCAGCGATCATTCGCTCGGGGGCTGATGCATAAACCATTGGGTCATTCTTACACAGATTAAAATATTCCTCAAACTCCATGTACTCAGTTTCACTTATCTTCCTGTCAATTTTAAAATCCTCAAATATAGACATTATATGTGCTCCACCTTATATTTTTGTGATGTGTACTAGTATATATAACATAAACAGCTTCTAGGATAGGGTAATCTCCGAACCTAAACCTTGACCGATTATCTTTATCTTTTGACCCTCCACCTGTTTTGTTACTTTCACCATATTGCTTTGTCGAATATGGCCATACCCACGAGCTCCATCGAACAGCTGCAGCAGGTCCTGCCAATCAGCAAAATTGTCACTATTAATTTGTTGGCAAAGTTGTTGCATTTGCTCTACAAAGAAAGTCACAAATGCCGACTCAGCGCGACGCTCTGGGTGCCGAGCATACAGGTCAAAAGCACCGCCACGCAGGTGGCGCATGCTGGCCAACAATGGCATTAATCCTAAAATCCATGATCCTACAACGTGTTTATTCGGTTGCTGCAGCCATTTATTCCATCCTGACATACCAAGAGGAGATAGATTGAGACTAATATTGGTGCTGTCGTCAAACTGATCGTGAAGGTGTTGTTTCCACCCATCCTGACATAATAGACGAGCAACTTCATACTCATCCTTATTACGCAATAATCGTGAATAGTTTACAGCGATTTGTTTTAGTATGCTATCGTTTTGTGCACTCGTGAGACGAGATCCAAGATCAAGTTTCCATCTCTCAATTTGATCTTGGAAGTTTCGGGCAAAAGCTTTATTCTGATATGAAATTAACTTTTCACTCTCTTCTTCCAGAACATCTTGTAGACTAACCAAAGCTTCTGTATTAACGGGATCTGTCTGACTTTCAGTCTCACCATAACAAGCTAAATACCGTCCTAGATATAAAGCCCCTGAATTACTTTCGATCTGTACCCCATTTAAATTAATAGCTTCTTGAATAGCACTGGCGGAAACAGGCAATAGCCCTCGCTGAAGTGCATAACCAAGCATCATAGTGTTAGCATAAATGGCATCACCAAGGTACTTAACCGCTAACTTATGAAAGTCTATAAAGGCGCTATTACTGTGGGTGTGCTTAGCAATCAAATCCAAACATTGCTGGTGATTTGAATCGGCCTCTGGATAGAGAATAAAGTCTGCGGTTGGTATCGGGTGAGTACTAACTACACTCTGAGTATCCGGA